GCGTAGAATCCCTCGGGGTCAACTGGCAGTTTGTCCACTGCGAACAAACCGTCGTCGCCCTCTACGATACCATCCCACGAAATATGCTGCTCGCGACATAGGAAATCGAACATGACTAGGTTACTAAAACCGTTAGCCAGTGAAGTCCACATATCACCACTCATGCGAGTTCCCTCGCACATCAGCTTGATCAACCTTCCGCGACATTCTTGCGATCCTGTATCGACCGCGCAAATCTCTTCAGCAACCTCCGGAAAGTTCTGTAACATGTAACGAAACAGAACACATTCTAGTGATCGCATCACAACGGGTGTAAATCCAGCTTCATAGGCAGTGAAATCTGTCGCTAAGTAGAAACATCCGTCTTTCCGCAGATCGCGGACACGGTCAAGCAACTGCTGCTTGGTTAAGTGTTTCTTAAAGGCCTTGTGCTTATACACAACTTCTTCAATCGCCTTGATCCAAGGACCCGCGCACACTTTCCAAGAGTCGACCCGGGAATTTATAAGACGCACGTAAGCGGCTTTAAAATACCATTCGATCTTCTGGAAAAGTTTGCAGACCTTGCTCACAGCGCGAGAAGGGAAGTCACCGGCTATATTTAATCGAGCCGCACGGAGCTCGTCTTTCCGCTTCACAGGAAAATTCAACCCATCAACATAGGCCTCAAAGGACGGCCGTTCGGTGAGAGGTTGGAAGTGATGCTGACAAAAGTCAAGAGCATGACGCTGAAGACGGCACAGTAGAGCGCTGTCCGCCATAGGCATCTCCCTGCCAACGCGCGCAAATGCGCCGGCCTGGACTGTATCAACATCATTCCTGTCACCACACCACGGAGCGCAATGTAGTAAACGAAGTGCTGGCAACGCCCGAAACATCTTCGAGCGCGGTACATAGCGGGTGTTATAATTTGCGCGACGCTTGACCCGAACATGCAAGTTGCGACCTGGCATATCTGGAAACGCGTCCTCACCCACCCTGCAACCTTGAAGATAGATCCGGCGACCTGGACGGAAATTCGACCCAGCTCCTGCGCTAGCAGGACAGATGCGCATTCCCTCAAGGCACGACCATGTCGCCAAGACTCGTTTAAACCAGACTCATAGTGAGTCGGTTCTTCGAGGAACAAATGTCCGATCTTGTAACAGCCCAACACATATTCGTGGAAATCAGTCGCCGCAATGTTGTAAGAACCAACACGGGCAAAGTCCCCCTGTGCACTGTCACGGTAAACCTGGATAGTCGATCCTACATGACGCAGGAGACCTTCAACAAGCAACTCGGGACAATACCGAACATACGAAGAGGTGTCATAGAACAAGAACAAAAGTTCGACGGCTGCAAAGAATGCTGCCCCGAACACGGCAACAGACGAAACGATAGAAAAAAGAGCACAACTCACCGCTGCAGCTAGAACAAGCAGCGATATGATGTAATGGTGACACACAAACGGTACACTAAGCTTCGCAACAACATCGTTGTAAGGCTTATTCCGGAATCTCGCCATGTCCGGCTCTTTCTCCGACCCAACATTCACTAGGAAAGTGTTCACGTCGCCCACCCCAGCGGGGACGGTAAACAACTTAGCAGACCTCAGACTCGCCGGCCGCACATCGTGGATGGGCGGCGACACCGGTTTCTGAGTGAAAGTCGAAACGCGAACATAGCCCAAGGGGAACAGTCGGTGAGGCCAAAGCTGCTTGACCTCAAACCGACCAGTGCCGCGAAGTGGCACAACACTATGGAGGTTTTGGCCTCCAACAGTATTGGTAATGACCCTCCCGGTGCGAACTGACACGAGCTTGTCTGTCGACTCCGGTATGGGACCCTGCCTCCTCGCTGCACTCGTCACCTTGAACTGCCGATTAACAGAAACACCTGTGACCCTGGTGTTCTGCGACACCGGATGTGCCGGCAATAAATGGCACCGCGGCGAAGCCTTTACACCACAGAACGCGTGCTCTGCAGCTGGCCCCTCAGTAGGGAGATCCAGCTGTGGCACACTTTTCCTGAAGCGCTTTGCCTCTAGCCGGGCGGCGACATCATGAACCGACGACCCGATGGTTTGAAGAGCGACCGCTCTAGCCGCCTCTCCCTTCCCGATGTGAAACACTGGTGGTGTTGTCACAGCAGGACGGGGCAGCTTGAGCACACTCTTGCCATCCCAGCCCGCGCAGTTCCCCGTCGCGACCGGAGTACCTGCAGCTTCACAGACTGGGACGGACTGAACCACCGCTACTGCAGCAGTGGGTGCTTCGGTTGGAACGACGTCTTCCTCGCCATTCCCCGAAAGGAACTTGGTAGTGAGCCAAGCGTCCATAACCTCTGGTGCCATACCCACTAACGCATCAACAGCGAGCGACCGTTGCCGAGGCGTTGCACAGACAGAATGCTCCGCCAGAAACCCGCGAACTCGGTTTTCCAACGGGACACGCTGACGACGGTCCGCACGAAGCTTCTGCGGACCGGGGTTGGGCTCGATACCGGCCCTCAACAACAGGATCCCGTTGATGTCAACGGAAACGGCTCCTTCAGGCCCATCCAAAATCCACCTCTCGATGTGACCTTGGCCGACCCGATAAAAGCGCAAAGTTGAGAATCCGGCTGGCCCCGAGGCATCATCGGAGAAGTGAACAGGGAGCGCAAGCTCCCAACCCGATCCCGGAACATTGGTTGCGCCCCAGACGGCATGCATGGCCCACTCAGGAAGTGGCTTCCAGTGACTTTATCATATCTTGATCC